GCATCTTATCCCAGCCGTTAGCAGCCTCTGTAAGGTATTTTTCTTGCCATTCTTTTATACTAAATTTTTTGTTCATTTTATTTTCCTTTTTATTTTCATTTTTATTTTCCTCTTAAGATATCTGTAATAATTCTATTGACATTTGAATATTTTGAAACTGGAGTTTTTGAACCAACTGATTCATTAACTGGATTCATAAAAGCTCCATGAGTAGATGGATTAGAAACAAAGTCCCAACATATTAATTCAAAGTCTGGTTGAACTTCAACAGTTTGGTCTCCTTCTTCATTTACCTCTTTTACACTTCCTAAGCCTCTAGAAGAAATTCCTAATTTGATACCAGCTTTAAATAGTTCTTTTAAAATTTTTCCAGAAGGAGTGTCTAAAACTTCCACCCTTCCACAGAGATCATCACCTCGCCAAAACACTTCTGCAATATTATGTGATACATTATTGAGGTTAACCACTGAAGATTCTGGGTGATCTAATTCTCCAAGAGCTCTTCTTTCTTTAATTTGAGTGCCTGCATATTTTTCAGCTTCTCTCATTAATGTTTCTCTTGGATAAACCCTTCCGTTATGATTTTTAGCATTTGCACGTTGCAACACACCACTAACAATAAGTCGTCCATTATTTTCTTTTATTGACTCATTAATTTGCTCTGCTGTTACATCAAATGTAATATAATCTACTAATAGTTCTTTGTTCATTTTTGACTCCATATAGCTCTTTTTCTGTAGAGTTGAAAATACATTTCTGCTATTTCATTTCTGATTAGCTTTCTAATTTTCGCAATATCTGCAGATGTTAGCTCCTCATTAAGCTTTTTTATATTTTTAGTTTCATTACTCACCAAATTTCCTTGTTCGATGTGAAATTTTTAGTAATCTTTCGCTAATCTTTCTTAGTCTATGGTTTGTTGATTTCCAATATTGACCTGTATCTACACCGTCTTCAGTTTTTAACTTTACTGCGTGGTTTATTGCTCTTTCAATCTCATAAAGTTTTTTATTTATTTCCTTTATAGAAGTATTTACCTTTTGCTTTGAAGACAAAGTTGGATCAGTTTTATATGTTTTATAAGAAACTTCACCTAACATCATCTTTTTAAATGTACTCATATTTTCTCCTACTACTTTATATCCTGTACTTTTTACTGAATCCTTTTCCCACTCATCTTCATCTTCTTTTGAATCTCCTACAAATGCATTGGGTGTTTCATAGCCTGCAATATCACCAGTTACACTTGCTTCATCAACTTCTTCTTCCTTGTCTAGGCCTTCAATAAGCTTATTAATATTATTTATTGATATTGACATTATCTAATTCCTCAGTTAATTCGTAATATCTCATTATTGTTAGCACATCATTATCATTTACTAAAGATTTTTTATTTTTAATTTTATTAAGTAAATTATTTACCTCAGTAAGTTTTATCTTTGTTATCTTATCATCAATCTTTTTTAAATGAGAATTTATAGCCTTTTTAATAGTAGTAGTTTCATTCTTAATAAATTCTGTAAGTTTGGGTGAATTTGATATATGATTAATATATTCACTAATTACATTTTTTTGATTTTTATTTAAACCTTTATACTTACTATTAAACTTTTCAATAAGTATCTTATATGCAAGGAGCCTTACATCACTATCTTGCTCCTTATATTCATTTATAAGTCTATTTGACTTTTGTATTCCAGCCTTACCACTATTTGTAATATGTTCTACAAGTGTAAATCTAGCTTTCACTGAGTCAAAGGGAGACACTATACCAGACTTTGTATCTTCAAATAATTTATATATTGAAGCTAATACTTTATAATTTGAGACCTTTGTTTTAAAAAATGTTTCAACATTATAACTCTCTTTAATGCTCTTAATAAGATTGTATTTTTCCCTTCTTAAAGCTTTATCATTTAAGCCCTCTCTAACACTTAGAACTGCATTTATAAAATGGTCAGCTTTAGAATCAGAATTAAACTTCTCCTTATTAATATTATTATAAAGATCTAACTCCTTAAGGAGCTCACTTTTTCCATTAAAGTGCTCCTTTATTATTGCCTGAGAAATATTCTCCTTGTTCGACATGACGTCTGCTGCAAGCTGCCTGACAAGTATTTCAAATAAAATTCCAGTATTTTTGTACTTTGAATGCTTTATCTTTTTATTCATTGATGGTCCCTTATTGATTCACCACTATTTAACATAGATATATAAAATAAATATTAAACTTTTTAGTAAATTTACATTTATACATTATTAATTATGTTATTCTCATCTAATATAGTGCCTCTATCTAAATTTTGCTTTTTGTTATCTTTTTTTCTATTAAAGTCTTCATTTATCAACCTTTGATTTGTCTTAACTTTAAGATCTCTCTTTAATGTCTTAATCAATTCTGTATTTTCTCTGGCTAGTGTACTACCATTTTTGTGGTTTGTGGGCTGATTCTCTTGTGCTCCAAGTGGATCTCTGCCTAATGGGTGTGCATCTGTTCCATATCTACCTTTTCGCTCTTTAGGCCTTCCCCCTAAGTCTGTATCTTCTTCTGATTCAAACTCATCTTCCCTATTATCTATTTGATCTGTATTTTTTGCTGGATCTGTACCTTCACTTTCAATTTGATCTAGCCTATATTTTTGCTTGACATCTTCAACTACTTCTTCTCTTTCAGTGTCAATCTCTTTTGGACTAAAGTTGAATACATTTTTATAAATCCAATCTTCAGATAGCATATTTAGCTCCTTCATAGAAGATGCCACAGTAACCTTAGATTCCCATAGGTTTATCTTTTCAGTTTCATAAATTGTTGAAGGGTTAGTTAAGCTTAGATCAAAGTCAACTAAATCTGCATCTGAATAACCCTGAGAGTATAGATGTACAATAGCTAATTTCATAAGTTCTGAAACTACTATCCTTTGTATTCTTTCAATTGTCCTTGCAAACCTTACGTCTTCTGCAGCGAGTGTTGCCTTGCCCGAGATTCCTTCCTCATAGCCTATAAATGCTTTTGGAATCTTTAATGCTGCTAGCATTCTGTTTCTTAGGTATTCAATATCATCAATGCCTGTGAAGTCCATTCCGCTTAATGTATCAATTTCTGTTCCAGACTGGCCACCCCTAACAGGTAAGTAATAATCTTCTAACATATTTTCAAGATTATATTTAAGATCATATTGGCCGTCATTTTTCATATATGGAGCCTTTTTCATCTTAGCCATTACTCTTTCCATATATGTATCTACCTCTGCAGGTGGGATATTTCCAATATCAATTTTAAAGATTCTTCTTTCTGGAGCCCTCATGATTCTATGGATCAACATTGCGTCCTCCATTAATGTTAATTGCTTCCATACCTTTCTAGCTGATTCTAACATAGACTTTCCGTAAGGAATAAAGTTAGTATCAGATAATAGTCTAAAATGAGCTATTTCGTAATTTTCAAACTCATTTTCTTTTCTAGAAGGTCCCGTAGTATATCCTCCACCCATACTAGCATCTTGAGTAAATGTTACTCTTTCAGGATTTTCGGGATCCATACCTTCATTTCTTAGCATTTCATACGGTGATACTGGTATTGCATTAGTTATTCCTATGCCTTCAATTATATCTAATTTAAGGTACATATCTCCGTATTTACACATATTACGGATCCAAGGCCATAAGTTAAATTCAATATTTAAAACATCATAAAATAAATTATGTAATATTTTCTTTATTTCATCTTTAGAACTATTAATAGTAAGTACATCACCAAATTCATCCTTTAGTGTGCATTCATCAGAATATATATCTAATGCTGAAGCTATAATTGAGTCTGTATCCATTGTTTCATAGTCATAATAAAGCTCAAGCCTCATTGCTTGATAGTCGCTTGTTTGCTGATATGAATTCATTTGGCTTGATCTACCTCCATATAGCTTAGTGTATCTATCTATTAATCTATTGGATTCAAGGCCATGAGACTGTGCCCTATTATAATCCATAACCTTTAATTTATTATCACCAACTCTTGTAACCACTCCGCTTGTAGCCATTAGTCGTTTTAATCTTCCAAA